ACCGATACAATACTAGGTGCATTTGGCAAAGTACAAGCTCAAATTAATGCAAAGGGTAGTGGTACAGTTACATCAGTTGCTGCGCTTACTTTAGGTACTACAGGAACAGATTTATCATCTAGTGTAGCAACAGGAACAACTACACCTGTCATTACTTTAAATGTTCCTAGTGCATCAGCAGCTAACAGGGGAGTATTGACTGCTGCGGATTGGACTACCTTTAACAACAAGCAAAACGCTTTAACCAACCCAGTTACTGGAACTGGGGTAGCAGGACAAGTAGCTTACTGGTCATCAGCTTCAGCAATAACAGGGGAGAATAATTTATTTTGGGATGCTACAAATAATAGGCTTGATGTTATTGGAACTTCTTACATTAGTGTTGGAGCAGGAATTGGTGTCACTGCAAATTTTATTAATTCTGGTCCAATATTAACCGCTACATTGACTAATGGAGGCAGTGGTTATGTTGATGCAACGTATACAGATGTGGCAGCTACAGCTATTTCAACTACATCAGGAGTTTATGCTTTATTTACAATTGTTGTAAGTGGTGGCATAGTTACAACCGCAACACTAACGTGGGGAGGTACTGCTTATCGAGTGGGAGATACTTTAACTGTATCCAATACTTTATTGGGTGGAACAGGGAGTGGTTTAGTAATTACAGTAGCAACTGTAGACTCATCAGAATTAATTATTGCTGATTCTATTGGTGGAGATATAACACTATACAGAAACGATACATCGTTAGCGGCTAATGATAATATTGGCTCAATTAAATTTGAAGGTCGAGATTCATCTTCAAAGGCCAGTGGCGTGTATGCTAAAATAGGGGCTGGAGCAGCAGGGACTGGCGGTGGTGCTTATCTATATTTTTCAACTGCATCTGGTTCTGGTGGTGCTTTAACAGAGCGTTTACGCTTAACTTCAGGAGGAACAGTGATATTTAGCAATCTTGGAGGTGTAGGCACAAGAATGGTTGTTGCTGATGCAAATGGATTGTTGTCTACCCAAGCAATTACAGTTGGCACTGTTACAAGCGTTGCCGCTTTAACTTTAGGCACTACTGGAACTGACCTGACAAGTACAGTAGCTAACGGAACGACTACACCTGTAATTACATTAAACGTACCTAACGCATCTGCAACAAATAGGGGAGTATTGACTGCTGCGGATTGGACAACCTTTAACAATAAAACGAGTAATACGGGAACAGTTACTAGCGTTGGAGGTACAGGAACTGTAAATGGATTAACATTAACAGGCACTGTTACAACTACAGGCAATTTAACATTAGGAGGTACTTTAGCAATTGACGCAACTCAAATAACTAGTGGAACATTGCCAATTACAAGGGGAGGCACAGGAGCTACTACAACTATACAAGGTGGAGTTGTTTATGGAGCTTCAACAAGTGCGTATGCGACAACTGCGGCAAGCACTTCAGGATATGTATTAACATCGGGTGGAACAGGTGCGCCATCATTCTTAGTAAACGACTTAACGCTATTCCCATCATCTAATTTTAAAAAATCAGTAAAGGCAGCTACCACTGCAAATATTACTTTATCAGCTCCACAAACAATAGATGGTATTTCTTGTGTAGCTGGAGATAGGGTTCTTGTTAAAAATCAAACCACTGCATCACAAAATGGTATTTATGTTGTTAATGCGGCAGCATGGACAAGGCCCGTTGATGCTGATGCTTCTGATGAAATTGCTTCAGCAGTTGTTGCAGTAGACCAAGGGACAGTAAATGGCGGGACACTTTTTACAAATTATTTTAAGGCAACAGATGTAGTTGGAACTACAGCCATGCCTTGGTATAATGTTGTTGATACTAGTTATTCAGTAGCAGCAGGTTCAACAAAAACCGATGGAGCCTATGTTGGATACACGGGAACGACAAACACTGCTAGTTATTTTAACGGAGGTACAACAACACCTACTGGAACAGCTAGATTAAACTATTCAGGATATTTGTATCCGACATTCTTAAATCTAACAGGCTCTGGTGATACAGCTACTGCGGCAACTCACTATTTTGTTGAAACAGCAAGTGATGGATTCGTTAGACCTAAAACTCTAGCTAATGTTAGAACTGAAGTTGTTGGTGGATTTACTGGAAACTTATCATCTACGGCCTTACCATACGCTACAATTTCATCAACAGCGAGTGATTTTAAAGTAGCATTCTTAAACACGACTGGTAATGCTTCTGGTAACTTTGGATTGCTACACGATTCAACGGCATCATTCTTATACAACCCAAGTACAAATCTATTAACAGCAGGGAATTATTATGCAACTGATGGTACCAGACAGGTTTTCTTAAATCCTAGTGCTGACTTTGGAAGTGGTTCAAATCCTACAGTTCAAGGTTTTAGTAACCATGCTTTACAGTTTGCTACAAATAATGGCCTTAGAGCAACGATTACAGCTGGAGGAAATTTCCTGATTGGAACTCCAACAGATAATGGTAATAAACTTAGGGTAAATGGCACAGGATTCTTTGATGATGACCTTAGAACTACACTAATAGACAGTGAAGAAATAATTGTTACTTTAGGCGCATTAAATGCTTGGGTAAATGTTAAAACTTTTGGGACAACTGAGAAAAAAGTATTTATCGCTACTGTTGTTGCAACATCAACTAATAAAGCTGGGTATGCGTATTCTGTTTTTTCAAAAGCTTATGATGGAACTAATTCTAATTTTGTAAGGTCAACTATTGCATCATCAGATATTAGTATAGATAGGGATTCAACTACAGGAGTATTACTTAGAGTTCAAGCTTCTGGTTCAGCTATGGTTAATGAGCAAGTAAAAGTTAAAATTTTATATTTAAACAAATAAAAATGAAAACAATCGAAACAGTATCCATTTGGGACAATGGAACAGTACAGGAAGCGAAGATATTAAATGCTTACGCTATCAATGTAACACTTAGCACCTCTGCTACATTCTACTACCAGCTATTTGCTGAGACTGTAGACCTAGCGGTTGGTCCTCAGTTAGCACAAGGGAACCTGACCATGACAGGTGAAGCATATGCTCAGTGGGAGGTTGACTCCTATGCATGGGATTGGATTGCTGAACAATTAAACCTTACCATCACAGGTGACTATGCGCCACCAGTGCCACCTGCGCCAGAGCCTACTCCTGAACCAATCGTAACTGAACAATAACATGGCAAAGATAAGCTCATATACAACTGACGCAAGCGTCTCATATAGTGACAAGCTCATTGGTACTGATGCTGAGGACAGCAATGTCACCAAGAACTACACTATCGGAAGCATTCTAGCTATGCCTCTACCATCGGTGCCTGTATACGCTAACAACGCAGCAGCACTAGCAGCTGGGCTTGTAGCAGGGAACGTGTACCGAATCACAGGGACAGACCAACTAGGGGTGGTGCATTAAGCATCCCCCTATTAAAATTTAATCTAATGGACATAAGAAAGATATCGGTAGGCCCGGACTATAAGGCCAGTGCAATGCATTACATTGTGGGGCAGAGAGTGCTAGGCGACTCCAATGAAATACATCTAATTAAATTTGACGAGGCAAAAAACTCCTTCAAAATATTTATCATCAACGATAAATTAGAGGTAGTGCTTTGGAAAGAATTTAATTCTACAATACCCGTATCTGTCGAATACAATATTAATATCTAATGAAATCCCCATTTTACTTTATTGCAAAGCCCCTAAACGGCAAGAGATACGACAACACAAAAGACATCGGTGGCATAGAGCTAATCGTAAGTACATCCGAGGAGGACCACAAGTTCTCCAATAGGTTCGCTGAAGTAGTGGAGACTCCACTAGGATACAGAGGACCCATTGAAATTGGAGACACCTTACTAGTTCACCACAATGTCTTTAAGTTCTACAATGACATGAAGGGTCGTCAAAAAAGCGGTAAGTCGTTTTTCAAAGATGACCTTTTTTTCATTGAGCCCGACCAGTTCTTTATGTATAAAAGCAACGGAACATGGAACGCCTACGATAAGTATTGCTTTGTCAAGCCAATTAAGGCCACCGATAGCTACATCAAAAAGCCAATCAGTGAAGAGCCTCTAGTTGGCATAATGAAGTATCCAAATGAATACCTCTTAGCCAAAGGCGTAAAAGCCGGGGACATGGTCTGCTTTAGCCCTGATAGTGAGTACGAGTTTACTGTTGATGAAGAAAAACTTTACAGAATGTTTGACCATCAGATAACAATTAAACTATGAATTTACTATCTTTTGACAACGTACTACAAGACCCCACATATTATGTATCCGAGATTTATTTATACGGATTTCAGGACGTGGCAGATGGACAGAACATCTTCAGAAACATACAGCCTAGAGGAAGTCACGATGACTTTGCCAAATATCTATCTAAACTATTTCCTGATTATAAGGTAGAGTTTAATTTTGTGAGGAGGTCTCCATTGAATCAGGAGGAACCAAACTTCATTCACACGGATGAAATGATGGGAGATATCACTTGCATTCTCTACTTGAATGAGATGTGCCCAGTTGATGATGGCACCACAATATATGACAAAGACAATAACCCATTGGTTGTGGTCTACTCAAAGTTCAATAGAATGATTGCTTTTAATTCTGACTCTCCACATTCCAGAAATCTCTTCGAGAACTTTGGAGAAGGTGAGTCAGCTAGATTAATTCAGGTTGCGTTTTTAAAGTACAAAAAATGAAAGACGTAAAGGAAATCAAGCTCAGGATTATTAATGCAGGCTACAAGGCAGTGGATGAATTGATTAAGGTAGCCGAAGAGAGTGTCGTGAAGAGTGGCGATGTAGAGGGTGAGCTTGCTGCAGACAGGTTAAAGAATGCAGCGGCTACAAAAAAGTTAGCAATATTTGATGCGTTTGAGATTCTCAACAGAATAGAATCAGAGAAAGAAAGCTTAGAGGCGATAGACAAAGGTGTAAGTAGAACTGATACTAAACAAGGATTTGCAGAGCGAAGGTCAAAACAGTAGTCTGTGTAGGGTCATAAAGGATTATATCCCTCCTGCAGTAGTCTCTAATAAGAATAGAGTGATGTCGTGGCTGTACGGTTACAACGAGCAGTACGATGTTGTTGTTATTTCTAAGAGCGGCAAGATAGGTGAGGTGGTAGAAATCTCAGGCTTAAAAATTGCTTTGCCTATAGCTCCTGAAAAGTGTCCTGCAAGACACCCTTCTAAAGCTGAGCAGTATTGGGAACGAGAGGACATCCCTAAAGAACTAGCTAAGATTCAGTCCATATTCCAATGGAACGAAAAGCCAAAGGAGTTTAAAGACAGGTGGGTCGATTACATCGAGCAGGAGTTTGACCGAAGAGAGAATGGCTATTGGTTTATGAACAATGGTGTGAAGACCTATATTACGGGCTCACACTATATGTATCTCCAATGGTCTAGCATTGACGTAGGATATCCTGACTTCCGTGAAGCCAACAGAATCTACTGGATATTCTGGGAAGCCTGTCGTGCCGACCCCCGGTCATTTGGCATGATATACCTAAAGATTAGACGCTCAGGATTCTCGTTCATGTCTTCATCTGAGTGCGTCAACATAGGCACGCTTGCACGTGATGCACGTATCGGTATCCTCTCTAAGACTGGAGCTGATGCTAAGAAGATGTTTACCGACAAGGTGGTGCCTATTAATAGCAGGCTACCATTTTTCTTTAAGCCCATCATGGACGGTATGGACAAGCCAAAGACAGAGTTGGCATTTAGAGTCCCTGCTTCCAAGATTACAAAGAAGAATATGTATGAGTCAGACGATACAGAGATTGATGGTCTGGACACAACCATTGACTGGAAGAACACTGAAGACAACTCATACGATGGTGAGAAGCTATTGTTTCTAGCTCATGACGAATCTGGTAAGTGGACCAAGCCTGTAAACATCAAGGAGAACTGGCGTGTAACCAAGACCTGTCTTCGTTTGGGTAGCAAGATTATTGGCAAATGTATGATGGGCTCTACGTCCAATGCGCTAAGCAAAGGTGGGCAGAACTTCAAGGATATATATGAGGAGTCAAACGTAAAGACTCGTAATGCCAACGGCCAAACTAAGAGTGGTCTGTACGCCATATTCATTCCTATGGAGTGGAACATGGAAGGGTTCATAGACCTATATGGTCACCCTGTATTTAATAAGCCTACAGCGCCTTTAAAAGGCGTTGACGGGAACCTAATTAAGAATGGAGCCATAGACTATTGGGAGGCGGAAGTTGACTCATTGAAGAGTGATGCGGATGCATTGAATGAATTCTATCGTCAGTTTCCTCGTACGGAAAGCCATGCCTTCCGTGACGAGAGCAAGTCATCTATCTTTAACCTGACTAAGATATATCAGCAGATTGACTACAACGACTCCATGATTAAGGAGCACTACCTTACAAGGGGCTCCTTCTCTTGGAAGGATGGCATCAAAGATACTGTCGTGATTTGGACCCCTGACAATAGAGGCAGGTTTTCAATTAGCTGGTTCCCACCAAAACATCTTCAGAACAATGTGCATATTCGTAATGGCATTAAGTATCCCGGAAATGAACATATTGGGTCATTTGGATGTGATTCATACGATATATCTGCTGTGGTTGGCGGACGTGGTTCTAACGGAGCGCTTCATGGAATGACTAAGTTCCACATGGATGATGGTCCATCAAATGAGTTCTTCTTAGAATATATAGCAAGGCCACAGACCGCTGAGATATTTTTCGAAGAAGTATTGATGGCCTGTGTGTTTTATGGTATGCCAATCTTGGTTGAAAACAATAAGCCAAGATTATTGTATCACCTAAAGAACAGGGGATACAGAGGTTTTTCTATCAACAGACCGGACAAACAGTTTGCGAAATTGACCAAGACTGAACGAGAGTTAGGCGGCATACCCAACTCATCAGAAGATGTGAAGCAAGCTCACGCTTCAGCAATCGAGTCTTACATTGAAAAATTTGTTGGGCTTGATTTAGAAGGGAAGTACAGAGATGCGGACCTAATGGGTACTATGTCATTTACAAGAACGCTTGAAGATTGGGCTAAATTCGACATAAATGACCGAACAAAGTTTGATGCTTGTATTAGCTCAGGCCTAGCTATAATGGCCAATCAGAAGCACCTGTACGTGCCTGAAAAAAAAGAATCGAAATTAATTATTAACTTCGCTAAATATAAGAACGAAGGGGTAATAAGTCAATTGGACAAATGAAGAATATAACAATCCAAATCAATTCGGTATCTTTTCCTAGTCAAATGGCCACGGATGCTGAAAAGGCATCGGATACCTTTGGTCTACAAATCGGTCAAGCTATACAATACGAATGGTTTAGAAAAGATGGTAACTCCTGTAGATACTATGGCCAATGGCAAGACTTCAGAAGATTAAGACTATATGCTCGTGGAGAGCAGCCTATCGGTAAATATAAAAATGAATTAGCTATTGACGGAGACTTGTCTTATTTAAACTTAGACTGGACTCCAGTTCCTATTCTCCCCAAGTTTGTAGACATCGTTGTGAACGGAATGTCTGACCGACTATTTAAGGTGAAGGCATACGCTCAGGATGCGATGTCTCAGGCAAAGCGCAGTAAGTATCAGGATATGATTGAGAGCCAGATGGTGGCTAAGCCTGTGCTTGAAATCATTCAAGAAGAAACTGGAGCGAATCCTTTTATTATGAATCCTGATGAGCTACCTCAGACTGATGAGGAGCTATCACTATATATGCAGCTTAACTATAAGCCTGCAATTGAGATTGCTGAAGAAGAAGCAATCAACACCATCTTTGATGAGAATCATTACGATGACATCAGAAAGAGATTGAATTATGATTTAACTGTAGTTGGCATTGGAGTTGCAAAGCATGAGTTCCTTCAGGGTGAAGGCGTAAAGATTTCGTATGTAGACCCTGCCAATATAATTTATAGTTACACTGAGGACCCATTCTTTAAAGATTGTTTTTATTGGGGAGAGATTAAGACCCTTCCAATATCTGAGTTGATGAAGATTGACCAATCTTTAACTAAAGAAGACTTACAGCAAATTACTCAGTACAGCCAATCTTGGTATGACTACTACAATGTAGCGCAGTTCTACGAGAACAGTATGTTCTATAGAGACACCTGCACGTTGCTTTACTTTAATTACAAGACCACCAAGAAGATTGTTTATAAGAAAAAGAATCTTGAAGGGGGCGGCTCCAGAGTAATTGAGAAGGACGACAACTTCAACCCTCCTACAGAGATGATGGAGGAAGGGAACTTTGAGAAGATTGAGAAGACAATTGACGTTTGGTACGAAGGCATCATGGTTATGGGCACCAACATTCTTTTGCAATGGAGGATGTCGGAGAACATGGTTCGTCCTAAGTCTGCTTCACAGCACGCATTGCCAAACTATGTAGCTTGTGCTCCACGTATGTACAAAGGAGTTATTGAGTCATTGTGTAGAAGGATGATTCCATTTGCTGACTTGATTCAAATCACACACCTAAAGCTACAGCAAGTGATTGCACGTACTGTGCCTGATGGTGTATTCATTGATGCCGATGGACTGAACGAGATTGACTTAGGCACAGGCAACGCCTACAACCCTGAGGACGCTTTGAGACTATACTTCCAGACAGGTAGTGTTATTGGACGTAGCTATACTCAAGACGGAGACTTCAATAACGCTAAGGTTCCTATCCAGCAGCTAAACTCAGGTTCTGGCTCAGGAAAGACTCAGATGCTAATCACGAACATGAATCATTACATTGATATGATTCGCTCTGTTACAGGTCTTAATGAGGCTAGGGATGGTTCAATGCCTGACCCCAACTCATTGGTTGGCCTACAGAAGTTGGCTGCATTAAACTCGAACACAGCTACTCGTCACATCCTTGATGGCAGCCTTTATCTTTATAGGTCTCTGTCAGAAGCACTGACATATAGAGTCGCTGACATATTAGAGTACTCTGACTTTTCTGACGAATTTGCGAATCAAATAGGTAAGTACAATGTATCTATCCTAAACGAGATTAAGGACCTATACATTTATGACTTTGGTATCTTTATTGAACTGTCTCCTGACGAAGAGCAGAAAGCACAGCTTGAGGCTAACATTCAAATGGCTTTATCTAAAGGCGACATTAATCTTGAGGATGCAATTGACATTAGGGAGATTAGAAATATCAAGCTCGCTAATCAATTGTTGAAGATGAAGCGTATTAAACTGCAGGAGCGTGAGGAGAAGATGGCTATGCAGAAGCAAGCTATCATTGCTCAGCAGCAAATGCAAGCGCAGCAGTTGGCAGCAGAGACCGCTATGCAAAC